ATCAAACACGGAATCCAAATTGATATCCATCGTTCCACCTAGGAAGCGACAGAAAGCACCCCATCGAATCAAGATGCCTTGCGCTCTAACAAGATCGTAATCTTCTGCAATGTCGATCGACCAATAAGGTTGCATACCATGGCCGGAGAATACCGTAGCGCTTGGACCGACGCCGATTAGATCAGAAAGTAGATCAATAAATTCTTTAGCGTTTTTAGCTGTGCCAGCGCCACCATCTTTGTAATCGATGTCGATGTAAAATGCAGCAAGTCGCGTAATGTCTTGAGCTGTTGCGCGTTGCGCAACGGTAGACGGGTTGATCTCATACCAAATGTTGTTGCCAAGCTGATCAAGCGCTTCGACAACCGAGTCAGCGTAATCAACCTTGATGGCCTTAGCTGTAAATTTTTGTGACGGTGACTGATAGCAAATCGTCACCTGATCTTCGTCAGTGCGACCGAGCCTGTAGAGGAGCTCTCTAAAGTCGGATGGTGAGTCCATGACAATCCTTTCGTTAGAGTGTGACGGGCTCCGTTGAAAGGAGGAAAAGGACGAAGCCCGCCACACGTTTGTTTAGAAAGTTAGGTGCGCGTTTACTGCGCTAACACTAACTCCTAAGTTTTCTGCAATGTCAGTAGCATCAAAGCCATTGCTCTGTAAAGTGTTGGCGATACCAATTTGCTTGGCCGTCAACTTTTCTATTTTACCACCCTTTACCTCGGTTGCACCCGATGCAAGCAAGGCGTCTACTGCAAGGTTAGACTTTGCGGCGTTTAGCTCGATGCCGTATAGCTTGACATCGTTGTAGCGAGGGTTCTTAGCTGGCTTAGTGCCAGTAAGGCTGATCTTGAAGTGAGATCCAATCTCTAGCTTCGTCATACCCTTGCGCTTTAGTTCTTCCTTGGTGGCCGTTAGCTTTTGGCCAAACAAAAAGACCCTGCGCTCTCCGGTGTCGTCATCGTCAGTTAGATCCCTGTAGTCGGTGTCAAGGGTGACTTCAATCTGCAATTTAGGCTTGCCGTCATCCCAGAACTCTAACTTAGTTGGGTCGTCGTAGTTGCGTACCTGAACAGTTCTCAGGCCGGCGATGGTTCCTTGGTATGAGTCTCCGACTGCAAAGTCCTTGAAGGACAATGACTTAGAGCCACCACCTGCAAGCATGTCGTCAACGCTTGGTAATGCTTCATTCATTTCGTTCATTTTATTTTCCTTAGTTTATTAGTTTTTATAGTTTATTAGATCATCGACTCAATGCCGGTGTGATCTGTTTGGTCATAGCGCCTACAACTAAAGCAGAAACCTGCCTTTGGTTGCTTCTCTATAACTTTGTCCCAACCAACAAGCTCGGCTGCATCAATCATAGATTCAAGTGCGGCGAGCGCGTTAGTTGCGATCTCGGAGTCGTATCGTAGCATCACTACTTCTGCGTCTTCGAGTTTGGCGTCCCTAGGTAAGAACGTCAATGATACGTGGCTAACCTTGTAGCCTTTTTGTTCCCAGCCATAACCGTAAAGCATGGCTTGAACTCTATACTGCTCTTTGACTTTACCCCTTCGGGCTTCAGCCATTGCAGAATCTCCAACGACTTTCCAATCGTTGACAACACCATTCCATCCAGCATTGCCAGTAAAGGCAAACATGTCGCATGATCCGGTGAGCTTCAAATCTTTGTATTCGTGAACAAATAGTCGCTCTTCGAGTTTGTAATCTATGGGGAAGTGCTCGTTGAAACCTTCTTCGAGTGCATTGTGCACTGCAGTTCCAATGTAAGGGAACCATGCACCATCGATGTTGCGTGGTGTCTTAGCAAGCTTACGGGCAACACACCTACGGCAATCCATACCAACCTCGCTGATACCAATCTCAATTTGCTTAGATCGTTCAGTGACAAATAGCTCCGGAATGCGAGCCATCCATGTCTGTGCGGATGCGATTGCAATGTTGTCTTCTTGGTTATAGTCTTTGATGTCGACACCAAGGATATTTATTTTTGCCATTATTCTCCTCCTGAAGAATTTACACTATCACGGGCGTCTGACATTTTTGTCAACACGCGGATCTTTTCCATAATCTTTTTCTCAAAGTCAATACCTCGTCGACCATCCATGGACTGACGGGTTATCTGGTACCTCTTTGATACCTTTTGGGCTACTGCTTGATCGATGGTGCCGATCGCTAGCAAGGTCCAGATGACTACTTGGTGGTTTCTTGATGCTCGATGAATCCTGTCTTCTATTTGCTCGATCGTGTCGGGATCATAAGGCAGGTCAAACATGATCAGATCATCCGATACGTCCAGTGTGATACCCACACCCATCTTGCCAGATAGCAATACGATGTTGAGATCACCGTCTTGAAAGTTTCGCTGAACTTTGGTACGCAACGTTTGGGGGGTTGATCCTGTTATTACTTGAGAGTTATAACCAAGCGTACTCAATTCTTTTTGCAACCAATCTAAGACACTGGCAAATTGCGATGCGATCACAACCTTGCCCTTGCCCTCATCAAAGCCTCGCTCATTGAGCCAGCCGATCAACCAATCAAGCTTGGCCGACTTACCCCCAACAATAGGCACTGGGTTCTTGGGGTCGTTAGTCCATTGACACGATGAGATCTGCCTTGCTCGCAACGCGAACACCATAGCCGATGCTGTTAGGCGATCTTCTTCAAGTGCCTGTTGCTTCTCTTCGTAAGCTCTCTTGATCGCAATGCCATAATCAATTTTTTGCTCCTTGGTCAATTCAATCTCTACGTAGTTGTATTGCTTGTCCGGAAGATCCTTTAGTACTTCTTTTTTGGTACGACGGATGATTACATCGTCCTCAGCGTCAGCCCATCGCGATTCGCTCTTGAGCGTGCCGACGGCTTTTACTGTTCTGTTGCTACTTACGCGCTTCTCGATGATCCAAAAGTTTTCCTCAAGCCAAGCCCAACGGGTGTACTTGGCAAACTTGGCGGGCCTTAGAAACTTGTATGTACCGTACCTGTTCTCAAGCTTTCCTCGATCGGGCGTGCCTGATACCGCAATGCGGATGCGTGCATAGTTGAACTTGACTAAGCCAAGCCAAAATCTTGTGAGCTTTCGATCATTCAAGATAGGTAGCACTAGGTGCGACTCGTCGATCACGATCGCTTCAAAGTGTGTCTCAAACAATTCAGGCACTCTTGGGCCTTTACCTTTGTTCCATTCAACTAACGCATGGTTGGCGATCACAATTGCAGGCAGGCCCGACCTTGATTGCATGGCTTCTTGATAACGCTTCACTCGCTGTGGAGCCGTGCCGTAAGACAGGTCAATAATCTCAACCAATGATGATGGCATGACGTATCGCTCTATGGTGTCTCTCCAAGCCGTTTGAGCCGCGACTATAGGCGTCAAGATCAGCGTCATCTGGCCTGGGCCATCAAACACACCTAGCTCCTCGAGACTTGATAAGACCTCTAGTGTCTTACCAAGCCCCGGTTGATCAGCTAGCAAAGCAACCTCTCGCTCTGCTATCTGATCAACCGCGAGCTTTTGGTAATCAAATAAGACGTCGTTATAGATCGTCAATCTTTCCATAACCTTCGACGCTCGGACGCATTCATTCCTCCCCAAATACCATAAGTTTCCTTATGGGTAATGGCGTAGTTAGCACACTGTTTGATTACGGGGCAAGCACTGCAAGCCTTGCGAGCCATGTTGGTCAATGCCACGTCCAGCCCTTGTCCTGTTTTATCGGGGAAGTACAAATCCGGTGCTTGCCTGCAGGGGATCTGTCCAGCTTCGATGTCGATGGCATCGTTCAGCGCTAACCAATCACGTAGCTGTTGATGCGTCTTTATAGCCTTAGTCATCTTTGGACTTGAAGTAAGCGTCAGCTTGATCTTCTTTGTACTGTTCGTACAAGGAATCGCAAAGGCAAACACCATTGCACATTATGCAATTATCTATTATGCCAAAATTGCACTCGCCTGCATCAATGCAGTCGTCTACCGTGTCATTACAGAACTCGCATAGCTCCGGTTCTTGTTCGTCAATGTCAATCATTAGTTATTCCTTTCGATAATTACCGTAATGTTTTCTTCAGGGAAGAATGGTTTCTTAGTTAGGTAGTAGCCGATCCTGTTTACTAGGCGGTAGCCACTAAGGATCACCATGTCATGCTGATCGCCGTCAACCAACGTCCAAACTTGATCACTGGGGAATAGCATTACTAGCTCTAGATCCCTGCCATAGGTTTCTAATGGCGAGTTATTTACTGGCTCGTATTGCACGTCCCATTCTTCTTCAGTTATTGCTCGATTCATTTCCTCGTAAAGCGATGCCATTTTGGCCATCTTGTTTCTCCTTTTCGTGTCTTTTACATTTAGTGGATAGTCATCCTTGATTTAGC